AAATTGTGGATATGGAACAACCCAGAACCTAATCATTTTTATATAATTGGAGTTGATTGTGCTAAACAAGGCATTGGTAAAAGTAATTCTACCTTCCAGATTATAGATATAAATACCTCCGAGCAGGTGGCTGAATTCTGTGGCAAGATAGATATAAGAGAGTTTGCAACAGAAGTTTATGACATAGCCACATTATATAATAAGGGGTTTGTAATTCTTGAAATCAATAATATGGGTCTTGCTGCTATGAATGAACTTTATTATAATCTCAATTATCATAATATTTACCATAGGAAAGGTGGGATACCTGGCTGGGAAACAACAGTAAAAACAAGACCTTTAATCATTGAAGCATTGGAGCAGGTTTTCATTAAAGATTTAATTAAGATAAAAAGCATAAGGACTATCAATGAGTTGCAAACATTTGCTAGAGATGAGGAAACGGGTAAGGTAGAAAAGCAAAGAGGTGCAACTGATGATTTAGTTATAGCATTAGGATTAAGTGTGATGGGAATACAACAGGCTCTACTGGCTAATCCCACTATGAAGTCTATGCTATTACCAGACTTTGGGGATGAGAAAAAAGATAAGATGGCTCAATTAAGTGAATACCTCAAGTGGACTCTTCGTAAAGACCCCTATATTGCCGAAATAAAATTGGAAGATGGTAGAATAATTAAAGAAGACATAAGGTGGTTAATCACCTGATTTACTAAATAATAAGTAGGAAAAGCAATTAATATATTATAAGGATTGGTATGTATAAGTCATTTGAGAACAAATTAGATAAATTCTTTGAACAGTATGATGTTCCTAGAGAACCTATTGCAAGTGGAATGCAAGCAGCCATTTCCCAGAAGTTATTGAGTATTTGGGATAGTGGAAAATATTCTAAGTATAATAAGGTTTCTAATGAGGAAGCAGAAAGGATTATAACTGATAAAAATAAAGTGGTAGAAGGTCTTAATAAAGCAATTAAAGATGTTGGAAATATAGCAAATGTGGTAGATACTACAAAACCTGAACCCGGAGTAAGCAAGAAATCTAAAGCCACTGCTAATTACATTTTCTCAATAACGGGAAATAAAGACCCTAAAGTAATAAAAACGATATTGGGAGAAATGTTAGTTGCAATTACCACAGGGCAAAGCCCTAAACAAATAAAAGTTACTCTTAATGTATTAGCAAAAAAACATAAATTGAGTGAACAACAAGTAAATGGTATTTTAAAGATGCTAACCGACCCTGATACGGAGTTTAATGATATTGAGGTCGCATCTTCAATTATTGCAAATAGTACAGGAGATAAGGCGGCTGATACGATTGCACAGAAAGGATAAATAAAATGGCAGAAAACGATTCCCCAGGTGGACCACCAAGTATTATAAGCGATAGGTTTTTTAAGCAACCTACAGTATTTACTAAAGTAAAGAATTACTTTAAGCGTCAGGAAATCCAAACACAGGATTCTCTTGATAGTAACCTTAAAGTAGCCACTAAAGATTCTCTTTGGTATTATTCCCAGTTAGGTTGGGCTTGGTCTTGGTATGAGAAGAACATTGCTAAAACTTCAGTTGATAGGAAGAGGCGATACGAAGAATATAACTTGATGGACCAAGATGCTATGATTTCTGGTGCTATGGATGTCTATGCTGATGAAGCCTGTTCTATGAACATAGAAGAGGGGACAGTTGTTCAAGTATATTCTGAAAACGAAACAGTGCAGGAAGAAGTAGAAGATTTGTTTTACAAGACACTCTTGTTAGATGAGCAGGTTTGGGGTTTAGTCAGGGATTTGTGTAAGCACGGAGATGCCCCATTTGAGATAGTCTTAAACCACGATGAAGATGGTGTGGCAAAGTTAATTCCCATTCCTATTGATGGATTTATAAGGATAGAAGAAGATAAGGTATTAAAGGGGTTTGAGTGGAGATTTCAGGAATCATTAACCGACCCATCTAGTTCTATGATAGCGTCAAATGCTGGTACGCAGATGGAGCCGATTAAATATGAACCATTCCAAGTTGCCCATTTCAGCGTAAGAACAAATGACCCAAGATATGCTCCTTATGGGATGTCTATTCTTGAGGGTGCAAGAAAGATTTGGAAGCAGTTAAAGATTATGGAAGATTCACTAATCATAAACAGGTTAGTGAGGGCACCAGAGAGAAGAATATTTTACATTGATGTCGGTAATATGGGTCCTGCCGAAATCAAGGGATTTATCAACCAATTAAAACAAGATTACGCAAAGAAGCAATTCTACAATCCTACAACAGGGGAGATTGACCAACAGTCATCGCCTTTAGCACAACAGGAAGACCTCTGGATACCTACAAGAGAGTCAACAACTGGCAATAGAGGAACAAGAGTAGAAACATTGCCTGGTGCTAATATAGATGCAATTTATGATATAAATTATTTTAGAGATAAGATTATGGCGGCATTGAAGATACCACCAGCCTATCTCGGAAGACTAACTGGTTCACCTGAAGGTTCTACTAATATAGATTTTACCAAAGCAGGTTTATCTGTTCTTGATAAGAGATTTGGTAGGACTATTCAAAGAATACAGAAAACAGTTATAGCCCAGTTATATAAGATTGCTTATATACATTTATTTTTGAAAGGATTTTCAGCAGAAGAAATCAAAGAATTAGAGATTACAATGACTGCTCCTTCAAACATAGATGAACTCACAAAGTTAGAGTTAATCAATCAGAGGCTTAATGCGGCAACAATGGCAAAGGGTATTTTAGCATTAGACGGACAGCAACTATTTCCAGATACTTACATTTATCGTGATGTTATGAGAATGTCAGATGAGGAAATAGAAGAAATTAAAGAGATGAGGAAAACTGAAATGCCTTTGGCAGGACCACCACAAGAGGGTGCTCCAGGTGGAGGCGGTGGTGGAGTTGCTCCGGCAGGTGGAATAGAGGGAGAGTTTGACCAATTCGCTCAAGGTAAAGAGGGTGAGGCAGTTCCAGGTGAAGAAGTTCCAGGAGCAGAAGAAGTTCCAGGAGAAGAAAAAATTCCAGGCGAAGAAGTTCCTAAAGTTCCTAAACCTGCTAAAGCCGAAAAACCTGAATCTAGAAACTATTTCTTTAAGAAGCCTATATTGGCAAATATTGAGCGTAAAGGCAATTCTATATTTGAACAAAAGACTAAATATAATGTAAAGAGCCATTTTGAATACCTTCTTATGGAAGGTGATATGGAAGGTTTAATTACTAAAAATGGCGAGTTAATGACTAAAGAAGAAACAGGCGACAAAGAGTTATTATAATTATTGGAGGAGCATTGATGTCTAAACAGATTTTGAAATATGATGAATTAGTAAAGGTAGAAAAAAACTTAATTAAACCGATGCTAGAGAATATTAACAAAGCATTAAAGGTTATTTTTGAAGGTAAGAAAGTAAAATTATTGGGTTCTGATTTTGACAAGAATCTATTTTTCTATGTTGATAGTGATTTTAAAACAGCCCAATGGAGTCTTTCTGAAGATAAGATTAAAATATCAGATATTAAGGATGTTGAAATAGAGGTTAATTCGTTTAATACAGCATTTACTGATATGGTAGTAGAGGCTATAGATTTAATCGCTAATGAGAAACTTTCTGAAGCAGAAGATAAGATTGGTGATGCTATTAAATTAAAGATTACTGAAAAAACAACAGATAAGTTATCAGTTTTCAGCCAAAGACCAATTATTAAGGAAGCAAGAAAACACTTGGTAAAGGTTGGTAGGTTTGTAACAGAGAAAAAAGATAAAGAGAGCCTGAAACCATTAGTTGAGAAGTTGCAGACTATCTTGGAGAGTTTCTTGGGTAAGACCGAGAAATCCGAAAAAGGCGAGACATTTGAGTTCTCCATTTTAGAGGGTAAAGCGACCAAAATTGAGGAGTCTGAGGTTAGAACAGCCACTTTACTGAAGAACATCACAATCGCCAAGCAGGAAGCCTTAAAACTAGCAATAAAGCCTATTTTAGAGCATACTGCCACCTTTATTTCTGAACATGAGGAGTTATTCCTGCTTAAATCAGATGTTATAAGGAAAAAGTTGGAAGAGGCGACAAAACAGGATATTTCTATAACAAAAGAAAGAATAGATGAAACTATCAAACTGTTTAACGAAATGCGTAGCAAATCAGATAGTTTTAAGTCATTAGTTAAGCAAGTTATTAGTGAAGATGATGCAGTTCCTTATGCAGGTGAAGAGACTCAAGGTGAGCCTGAAAGAGAAACTGACCTTAATGGCGATGCCGCAGTTGATGCCCTAGACCAAGAAGAATCTGAAGAGAAACTGGGTTTTATGAAACAATTCGTGGATATACTTGTTGAGATATTTGAGAAAATCCGTGAAGTTTCAGAAGATGATGGTGATATTACTAATAGGGTAAATAATGCTCTGAATATAATTAAGAGAAATCAAGAAGAGGGTAAGTGGGATAAAGAAGAGTTATCAGAAATCGCAAGAGAGGCTATTGAATTAGCAGCAAAGGTTGAAGGTATAGAACCTGAAGATACAGAGATTAGCAAGAGGTCTGAAGAAGACCAAGAGGACCAAGAGATGGATAGGGAAACTATTTCTAGTCAAGGGCAAGGTAATGCTCCTGTTCAGAAATTAGGCGAGAGTACAAAGATAGAAGCATACCCAGCAATTGACCAACCAGCACAAGAGATAGTTGGAAATTATAATTATAATGAATCCGAAGAAGAAGTAGAGCCGACAGATGATGTTACTATAAGTCCTGATGGCGAAATAACTTATGGCGATGACGAGATGGAAGATATCCCAGAGTTAGATATGGATACTTATGTTTGTCAAGACTGTGAAAGAGAATTTAATGCTGAAACAGGCGAAGACGAATATCATTGTCCTTATTGTGGCGAGATGGTTTCTGGAGATTTAGGTGAAGAGCCGATTGAGGGTGAACCAGAGATTGAAGAGCCAGTAATTGAACCCTCTGAAGAACCGATTAAAGACGAATCAGGACCAGCCGCTGACCAACCAGGTCAAGAAATTGCTGGTAATGTCGCATATCACGAAGATGTAGAAGACGATATGAAAGCGAATGATAAAAGAGAACTTATTTTAGGTGACGAAGATGAAAATGCACAGAGAATAAGTGATAAGGATTTCGCTGGAAAGTTAAAGAAAAAAATAAATGTAGAAGAAAATAAGAAAAAAAGTAAGTAAAGTTATTAACAGATAATTAACAGATGCTTAGGGGACTAGAAATAGTCCCCTTTTGCTTGAAATAAAAAAGTGCTAAAAAAGTGCTCGTCAATATTCATTTTTAACTATATATACAGTAGGGAGTTACAATAATCCCTCCTTTAAGGAAAATTATGAATAATAACCTTCTTGTTGAAGAAGTCTTATTTGAATATAAATTAATTAATGAATCTGGTAAACCAAAGCGTATGCGTGGGCTTTTTCAAAAAGCAAATGCAGAAAACGCTAATGGTCGTGTTTATGCCACTGACATCTTAAAAAGAGAAATAGAAAAACTAATTGCACCCGTAAAAGAAAGAAAACTAGTAGGACAATTAGACCATCCCCAATCAGCAACAATAGAATTTTCTAAAGCCAGCCATCTTATTACAGATTTGAGTTTCAATGATGCGACAGGCGAGGCTTTAGGTGAGTTAGAATTATTACAGACACCTTGTGGTAAAATAGCAGAAAGTTTAATAGAAGCAAATGTAAAAGTAGGAATTTCAAGTAGAGGTTTAGGAACAGTTAGGAAGGAAGACGAATACTTAGTGGTAAATGACGACTTTCAACTCATAACATTTGATTTAGTCGCAGAACCATCAACACCAGGTGCATATCCAATACCAATAAACGAAAGCATTCTCAAACGCATACTATCAAAAGAAATTAGAAAACCAAGAGACTTAAAAAAAGCGGTATTCAATTTCGTAGACGAATATTTATCAGGAAGAATCTAAAAAGGGAGGAAAGGAGCAGCTTATGAAAGAAAAACTAGAGTCATTGTTAAAAGAGTCAAACATAAGTGAAGTTGCTGCTCGTCAGATCTCTGAAGGTATTTCCGAAGCCTTTGACAATTGGGTGAAGAAACAGGATGAAATCAGGACTCTGGAAGATAAAGAGACTTTTGCTTTAGTTAAAGAATCTTTAGATAAAGTGAAAGAAGTTCATCAGAAAGAGTTAGGTGAGTCCAAGAAACAGTTGACAGAAGCCAAAGAAGATTTTCAGAAGCGTCTTAATGCTGCCCGCGAAGGTGTAAAGAAACTGATTGAGGAAGACTACAACCGCCATAAGCAGGAATTGGCACAGAAAGTTAAACTTTTTGTAGAATCCAAGTGGCAGGAAGTAGAGCAAGTAATTCGTGAACAGGTAGAATCAGAGGTTAGAGGCGATTCTGAAACCAAGAGGACAAATCAATTATCAGAGGCTATCACTAAATTCTTACATGCTGAACAAAAGCCTGTAGAAAAAATAGTGGAAGATACAAAGAAAATTGACGAACTCAAGGGAACAGTTGCAACCCTAATCAAAGAAAATACCGAGATTAAGACGGCTAATAAGCAACTTCAAGAAAAGTTGCAAGTTTCAAACAGACCTTTAATCAAAAAGGTAAATGAGTCAAAGATTGGTAAAGTTTTAGAAATAAAGGAAGGAGCGTTAAAGGAAGAGAAAGAAGCTAACCCTTTAATGAATGAAATACTATATTTAGCTAACTATAATAGGAGGATATAATCATAATGAGCGATTCTTATAAAGAATTTATCAAAGTTAATGCAGAAAAGTTAATGGTTGAGGGCAAAAAGTATGCCGACAAATATAAACCATTGCTGGAAGGGATTGAAGACGAATATACAAGAATTGGTACAGCTATACTGATGGAAAATGAAGTTCAATTTGCAGATAGACTACTTACAGAAAGCACAACTTCTGGTAGTTCTATTGGAACAGCTGGGCAGTTTATCCGCTATGCTCTTCCGATTATACGCAGGGTATTCCCTAACTTAATCGCAAACAAACTCGTAGGCGTTCAGCCGTTAATGCAACCGGTTGGATTTATTTTCTATCTTCGCTACAAATTTGCAGAGACAAGGGGTCAGGCTGCCGCAAATACGCAGATGAACCTTTATCAGAATGCAGGTTTAACAGGAACAGATCCCTCTAATGCGTCTTCACCATATCGCAATTTCCCGGTGAATCCGTATTACACCAAAGTATTAGTTGACAACCACATCGTAGTTAATGCTGCTGGTAACAGGCTAAAAGCAATCACAGTTGACATAGCTGCTGCTGATTATTATTCAGCCGGTCCCACCAACCAGGGCGATGGTGTAGTTGGAACAACTGATAGAGCATTGCCTTTACAGACATCTGCTCCTTCAGCAACAACACCTTTCAAGGTGAAAATCTTGGAAGCCGACACAACATTAGCATCATTCAACACAGTCGTAACAACTTACAATTGGACTGGTGCTGGTCTTACAGTTGAGTCTGGTGCAATTTCTGGTATCACAGTTAACGCAGTTACATACAATGCAGGAACAAGAGTTACAACAATCAACTTGACCTCATCTTGTGCGGCTGACAAAGTTATCAGAGCTGTTGTTATGCAATTCCAATACAATCTGGAAGC